GCTTGTCTAGATGCCACTTCTCAGGGTTCGCCCACTTCTGATACCACTTGCTTACCTCAGAAACTGCGTTGCCTTTCCCGAAGACTGTCGAAGCAATACCGTGTAAGGAGAATCGCCCAACAACATCGAAGAACCCAAGACGCTTATAGTCCATATAGTCTTTCGGAGAAGGCGGGAATAGGTTGTCATCCTGAGGGGAGAGCATCAGGGAGACCTGGGTTCTGGTGTACCACTCCTTTACATCTTTGATTGCCTTATTCTTCAGTGGCGAGAGCATCGAGGCCCCCACATTAAGAGTCGCTCCAGCGGCGAAGATAACTGCTCCGGAGCGAACAACTCGACCAAACTGAGTCCCAACTGCCCCAGCTGCCTGCCACGCCATACGGAAGCCACCAGACTGCCAAAAGCCAGCCCCTAGTGGGGCAAGAGCCTTGTACCCGATAGCAGCTCTCACAGCGGCTGAACGGTTTACACCAACCAGCAGGTTAGCCATAGCCTTTGTGGCTACTGCTTGGGCAGCTGGTGAGGCACCAGGGGTAGTTAGAATCTGTGCAGCCCTCAAAACAATTTTTCTATTTGCTCTGGTTAGTCCAAGGAAAGCAGCGCGAGTGGTAATACCATTCCTTAAGAGGAACGAACGAACACTTCCAGTCTTTGCTCCAGCAGCTAGGCCTGAAGCAGTAGCTGTTCGAATGGAGTTCGCAACTCCAGCCTCGGTAACGCCAGCCTTAAGGGCTGCCGACCTCGCTGCGCCGACGCCAGCTCGTCCACCACCACCTAAGATAAACCTTCCGGCTCTTCCTAGAAGCGCCCCGCCACCAAAGCGGGCTGCGATTACAGAGAGACCTGTACCAATTGCAAGAGTTGCTACTGGGTGATGGCTAATCCATCGACCCAGTCTCTGGGTAAAGCCGAACTGTCCGTTCCATGTACCCCTTGTGTAATCCACAAAGTCGAGACGAGAATCAGTTGATTCTCCATACTGATACAGCTGACCAAACTCCCAGCGCCCAAAGTGTTTAAGCTCAGGCTCAAGCATCAAGGAGCCTAGCAGTTTATGGGTACTCTGATATACATCAACCTCTGCACCCTCAGACTCAAACTCTCTACGCCCTTTTAGAATCTGTACCAGTTCGGTACCGAAAGACTGCACTACGATTTCGGCTAGGTCTCCAGCCTGAGTCCAAACAACATCAACTACTCGTCCAGAGATAAGCACCTCTAGAGCATTCGGATCATCCGAATAGCCAGCACGCAACTGCACGTTCAGTCCAGGTCGTAGAACTACTGCTCCAAAAGGCTGGTCATTAGCCGAAGTCAACTGGATTGGAGAATCCCCGCGAACTCTCGCTGAAGGCTTCTCTGCCTGAATCTTGTCAGTCTTTTCTCGGTCAAAGTAGTCTAGGTCGGTAACTACATTTCGCTTTGTGCCATCCAGCGTACCTGCAATGTTCTGAAGAACAATAATCGCAGTGTCTGCAGGGTGGTTTCTATCCAAGCTAACGTTGAACTCTTTTACTCCGTTGTAAGAATAGAAATCATCGAAGTTCAGGAACCTACTCTCATTCTCATCCTCTTCAACAAACATTAGTTTAAAGGTGGGGAAAGCACGACGCATGGTTAGCTTCTCGGAAACGATATCCTTCGAAGAATCAATAGCAAGCTGCTTGAGCGAAGCAGGATCGAAAGCCATTCGGTGAGCGCCTATATGAGACTGTAGCTGGGTTCCGCGGATTCCACTCGCCACGGCATCTGCAGTGTCTTGGGTGATGTGCTCGCCCAGGTGTCCCTGCTTAGAACCGAAGAAAATCTCAGTATCATTCACCTTGTTGACAAGCTCGACGTACTTGCTCGCATCTGCTCTCGGAACATTAGTGTAAAGGGGATTTCCGTCACCAAGTGATAGGAGCGGAGCCAAAGGCTTGATGTCCTGCTGAAGTGACTTGAGGATATCGACGCGCTTCTTCAAAGCCTTCTTTTTTGCAGAGATAGCCCTCTGTCCCTGGCGACCCTCAGCTGTTCTGCCAGCGGGAGATGCGCGACCACCACCGGCGGCAGCCCTTTGCTGCTGCTGGGTAAGTTCGTCAATCTTCTTTTCGATCTGAACGATAGCGTTGTCGCCGCTCTTCAGCCACTCCTGATAGTCTTCTTCTGCGCCAGCATAGAAAGCCTCCTGCATCGGCCCAGCGTCTGCTGAGAACGAGCCGTCCGCATTCATAAACTGTACTTCGTCACAGCCTTCAGGGTGATGAGTTAGACGATGAAGTAATGCTGACCGCTCAGTGCCCTCATCCATAATCGTAAGCTGCTCGATGTCCTCTGGATCTAATCCACCATCAGTCTGCATTTCCTTAAGGTGGCCGTAGGCACCTCTCATTGCGGGTTCAATGCGATCGGCAACCTGGAGGGCTAGAGCCCCCTGAAGTGCTCCAGGGCCATCTTCGTAAACACTCCACATGTAGAAATCTGGAGAAGTCTGATGTAACTGATCTGGGTAATACGGGTGAGCTGGAAGCTCAAGATCCGGATAGCAACCTGCACCCGTCCACTCGTCAGACTCAATGCCTGCTAGTAGCAATTCGTCTAATCCAAAAACCGCCAGGATGGAGCGGTTGGAAAGAAGCTCATCTGCAAGCTTACTAAGAGCTGCGTGTAGGTAGCGAAGCTTATTCTCTTCAGTTGACTTGCTAACTGGAAGGCCGACAATGACATTGCCATCGCCGCGCGAAGTTGGCGGCGATGTAATACCGTCGAACATAGAGTCTTCTCGGTCTTGAATCTCCTTGCTTTCAGCTTCGCGTCGCGCAGCAATATCTGGCGCCCTGCGCTGGATATAGGCCTCGTAAGGTCTAGCCTCTCGGTAGCTTGTGAGCCCGCCCTCAGTAACCTGCTCAATGGGCCCAGCGCCAATATCGTACCAAGCAACACTCGCCCTGATGCTCTCTGTAACTTCCTCGTAGGAGCGTCTCAGCTTTAGGCCATTCTGGTTGTCTCCAGCGAAAGCCAATCCAGAAAGAAATGGGATTTCGTTAAAGATAAACTCTGGCAGGCCTAACTCTAGGTCAAAGAAGCGCATGTATCGACGCACAACGTTGTGCTCAACGTTGACGGCTTCATTCTCTCGCATAGCCTTGAGGTGTTTCCACTCCTGCCCTTCAGGAACGAACGGCATAGAGATAAGGTCACCGACACCTCTAAGCGCAGTAAACGTAAATCCGCTAAGTAAATCTTCCAAGGCGTCCTGGCCGGGCGCAACGATCGAGGGGAACTTAGTTCTAAGCTCTCCTCTATCTACGGCAGGCAGAGACCCAACTTCGACAGGAATGTTCCAGAAGTCCAAGATTTTCTGGAACTCACTAGTAAGATCTGAATCAGAGAAGTTGCTAAGGCTAGGAACCTCTGACACGAAGCCGGTGTCCTTCCCAGACATTCTTCCTAGGAAGAGAACCTGAGAGTAGAAGAAGAAGAAACTTCTCCACATGGAGGGCTCGGTATCTGGTAGGTCGTAGAGCTGTTCTGAAATAACGCCTTCGTCAAGAGCCTCCTCTAGGTCGGTCTCAGACATGACAAGACGAGCAACCTGCTGGAGCTTATTCAGCGCCTGGTAGTAGTGAGAAAGCTCTTCCCAGTTAACTGTTCTCAGTTTAGGGTTGTACTCATAAAACCTGGTAGCGTCAACGACTTGTCGCGTAATGCTGCCATCTCGTCCAGCTTCGTATCCATTCTCATCGAAATTGGAGCGCTGAATCTGAATCTCTTCTTCGTAAACATGTAAGTCTGGGTTTTGGCTAAAAGACTCCGCAATTGAATTGAGAGAAGTATCAATACCGTTTCTACCAAGAGTTTGCGCAGGCCTATTGTCGCCTACCTGAGCCGTAGTGCCTCTCTGAGTCGCTGCAGCACTACCACCAGAAGCATTAATTAAATCAATAAAGAAATTCTGATTTGCATCGCTTCTTCCTAGGCTGTGCTTCAGTTCAGTTCTCTGTCCATGCTTCGAGCCTGTATTCTCTGCAAGCGAAGTATACTGAAGTACTTCTGTGTTCCTCCGCGAGCTTGACTCAGCTAGAGTCGCAAACTTGGGATTTTGAGAAAGCGTATCTACTGTTGAGGCATCGAGCTTGTTAGCAAGAGCCAGCAGCGCAGCCGTCTCGCCCTCATCCGAGAGGGCGAGACTATCTAGAGCGTGCAGGATTTCCTTGCGACGAACATTGAGATCGTCGGGGATGTTGTTCACTGGCGTAATTGGGTCTTCGCCATAGGGGTTCGTTTCAGTAACTTCTACAATTACTCCAGACAGCCCTGGGTTTCCGTCAATCGTGCGGGTTTCGGAAGAGCTAATACTTGTACGCTTCTTTACCTGCAGCTCTCCATTCTCTAGCTGAATTGCATCAGACTCAGAGAACGTTCCGAACAAACGAGTAATAAAGTGATCTGTTGACGCCGTCCAGCAGTCCGGAACAGGTCGGAATCTGCGCGAGTTGTACTGAAGCTCAGACCTCATGCCCTCAAGCCACTGTGCGGAATCAGACAAGCCAGCAAGCTTGTCATCATTCGCCAAGGAGACAAACTCAAACTGGAAGATAGGCTCAATAGACCCTAGGTGCTGGTGAGTTGGGAACTCGGAGCCAAGAATTGGGATTGAAGCAATAACATGAGATAGCCCACCGCTAACACCTGTAAGAACCATTCCCTCTCTATAGAAGAGAGACATATCTTCCGGTGCTAGCGGGGAGCGCCAATCAATGTCGTTGTTTGCAGAATAAACTGTCTGCATGTTCAGCCTGCGCCAAACACCTAGGACGTCTGCATCGTTCTCGTAGTATCTCCAACCACCATTGTAAAGCTCTCCAACGATATCCTGGAGGCTCGTCTTTTCTTCTGGAGTTAATCCAAACTCGTCAATCTCTGCCTTCTTTGCGGCTTCGCCTTCAGCGTAAGCTTGCTGCTCTGGGGAGAGCGCAGAGCGAGCATCAGCGACACTATGCCCAAAGCGCTCTTCATAAGCGTCGGCCAGCGAAGGACCAGAAGTAGTTACCTCTGGTGCAGGCTCTGCGTCTTTCTCAACCTCAACAACGGGCTCAGGCCTGTCTGCGACGGGCCCCGTACCAAAGCCATCCTTATAGTATCTGAGAGGATCGACCTTAATTCCACGGACCGAGCCACGGCTCTTAGAGATACTCTCCCTGATGCTGAAGTGAAGGTGAACTGGAGTCGCACCCAGCGAACCAGTGAAACCTGCAGCAGCCTGTGTCGAGCGAGTAGAAATGTTTCCAGTATCACCCGTAATGCCAATGATCTGACCTTGTGTTACCCGGTCCCCACCCTTAACAGTAATTCCGTTAGCATCGAGGTGAGCGTAACCACTAATGATATTGTAAGTGCCCTCATCGTCTTGGTGCTCAATGTATAGACGTACACCTCCACCCTGTCGGTGGTTATTTGGGTTCTCCCAGATGCTTGCAGTCTGAACAACAAAGCCGTCAGCAACCGCACGTACAGGCGTACCTACAGGGCAACGGATATCCAACCCCTTATGAAACCTCTTCTGGTCCTTCGCCTCTTCGTTAGTAAGCCCTTCCCTCTGGGCGGAGCCATGTGCTTCCATGCCTCGGTAAAGGCCCGGCGCAGCCTGTGCTTCCCCAACGTGGTTCTTCTCATCCTGAAGTAGATATTCGTCAGCAATTGGCCAGATGAATCCACTTGATGGGCGAGGACTGGCCTCGCCACCTGGACGCTCAGGACCAAGGGCTCGATAGATATCGAGAGCTTCTTTCGCAGCGCGCTCCTGCTGGCGCTGCTGCTTCAACTGAATCTTCTGGGAAAGCTCAACACTCTTGTAGCTGTGGTAAACGAAACTTAGGTTGCGAGACTTCTCATGCATCTTGCGAACCCAAGTGTTGCCCTCACCGCTTGGATACATTCCTAGCTCGTGCAGGCCATACACCTTCCGGCGAGTGCCGACGTGCTCCTCTGATGTGCTTAGTAGCTCGCCAATTCCCCACGGCTCGAATCTCTCTGGGTACTCACCGCCCTCGGTGATATCAGAGTAAACATCAATGCCAAAGTTGTTGAATAGAGCTTTCTGCTGCAGTGTATTAATGTAGCGAACATAGATATTCGAATCGCTCGGCCTCGTTACAAAACGAGCCGGAGCCATGTTTGAAGGCAGGGGTAGCAGATCGAATACTGAACCTCGGTGGGTAGCCTCAAGATCGTGTAAGGTGGGTCCCGAGCTACGACGCTCAGGCTCTGCAGCCATTACGTCATACTCCTGTACCGCCTGCCTATCAGAAGCTACAACCTCAGGAAGCAAAGACTGGAGAGGTCTTAGACCCACGCCGAAAGTAGGAATAGTGAATCGCGCAACAGTCGGGTTCCCATCAAAGAACTCGCCAGTGTCGCCAGAGAGTTCGACAGGCCTCGTAACCCAATCATCCCTGAATAGGTAGTTGATAGAGTAGGGGAAGTAGTTGAACCAGCGAAGATCAAGCTGCACTACATACGTATTCGGAGCCTTCGGCATAGGCTCTACGTGAAGCGAACTCATAGTAAATGCCATCTGCTGGAACTGCGGCCAGTGAGGTACCATTGCATGACGCAAGTACTCGCTATCCACATAGCAGAACGGAGAGTGTCTGAACTGAACGATGAGCCTGTGTAGGTCTAGAATTAGCTCAGGAGTAAAGGTCATCTTTACAGAAACCTGAGCCATTCCGTGCCCACTAGGAATCTTCGTGGACGCCTTTGAACGAAGTGTCTTCCACTTCCACTCCAAATCCTCCTTGCGCACAGAGATGTGCTGCGGAGGAATATAGAGGTCAATGTCGTTGATGACGAAGTTCCCCTGGCGGCCAGTCAGGAGTGGCATTTAATCTCCTAGGATTCGGTCGATGTAAGAGCCGGTAATCGGCCTACGTGAGTCATTGATTCTAACAGAGGACTGACCTCCGATTCCATTCATGAAGTTCGTCAGCCTTGAGATGGCTTCCGGCCCACCTACACTTCCTCGGACCTGATAAGCATTAGAACGAGCGAAGTATGTCTCTGGCGTATTGATAGGAGTATCGGGCGAACCCATCATTCCCATATCGGCTGAAGAGCGTCCAGCACCAGTGCTAGATGAGAGTAGTGTACCCTGCGCAATCTCAGATTGCACCCTGTGGGACATATTCTCACCAGGCATAGACAAAGGAGTAGGAGCGTATCCCTCGAATCCCGTCATTGCGCCAACCGCTAGAGAACCCGCTAAGCCTAGGGCGATGGGCGCAATTAGTCGCTTATCCAATCGAGAAGCAGCACCACTCACCTGGTCAAAAATAGTCGTAGCCTTAGCAACGCGGCGCTCGATGTCACTCATTTGGCCAAGAGCGATAGCGGCCTGTTCTAGACCACGGTTTTGAATTGCTGCTTCATACGACGAAACTGCATCAGCATTCTGTAAGAACCGAGCTAGCTGCTTATCTGTTTCGGGAACTCCGCTTGGCTGGCGATTTGCGATGCTCTGTAAGAAGTCCACGATAGAGTCTAGGTTAAAGCTAACTCCCTTTACCCCAGCGCTCAGATTCGCAATCATCTCAGCACTAGCGCCGCCGGTCATCCCAGACATTCCTTGGATAGTTACTGCCCCTGTTGCAAGCTCCTGACCCCTGAATGTCATATTTTTCAGGACAGACTTCATCGCGTCAGAGCCTTCGCCACCCATCATTTGATGAATAGCCCAACGCAGCGGCCTTCCCATATCTACAGGTGAGTCAAGCTTCTTAGCCTTCAGCAAGGAGTCTTCTTGAAGAACCTTCAATAGGTCCCAAGAAGCTCCAGCGATCTCACGAGTCTCATCCGTTCCGTAGCGAACGATTCCACTACGCAAATTTCCGAAAGCTACGTCAATCGCGCCTACATCCTTAGCCATGATCTCCTGAGCAATTTTGCCTTCTGTGAACTTGTGCAAGTTCTCAGCGATAGCACCCGGAGCTACTGTCGACAATACCTTTCCAGTTTCTGCAATTCCAGCCTTGGCCTGCTGCCTAAATACAGAAGTGCGAATAGCAGACACGAAATCTCTTTGCATCGACGACTTCCTGTTCATGCCGCCCAATACCTTGCCAGCAGATTTGTCTGAGAGGAAGGTGAAGTGATAAGCATCAGAGTCGAAGTCACCAAACATCTTGTTAGCCCAGTCAACATTGAACGTCTGAGTTGAACCCATCCCCTTAATATTGACATTAGCTGTCATCTTCGGAATATAGACTTCACCACCACCATGGCCCGCCCAGCTATCAACAGACTGAGACATAGCGTCAAAGAATCTCTTCTTCTGCTTCCTTCCTAGGCCAGCTACATCATGGAAGCTACTTACCTTTAGGCTTCTTGCAAGTCGACTACCAGTCTTGGTCCCAGTAAAGGCTTGGAATGCTCTGTCCGCCCCACCGGTAAACTCTCGTGTATCGCGAAACACTTGTGTTGGAGTAACGTGTGAGGGTGCAAGCGTGGGATATCGTCCACCAATGGCAACTAGGCCTTGGTGTGCGCCGCGCTCCTGGCCTGTGAAGAACATGGAGAAGCGCCTACTCATATCAGCTTTTGCAGCTTCGCGGGACATACCCTCTGCCGTTGCTCCAGACATAAAAGTCTTCATAGCATCAGTGAATGCAGCAGTATTCATAAATACTGCCTGACCGCTTGCAGCTCTATAAGACCTAATCGCTCTCGCCTTCGAGGCGGCGTTGCTACCGCCTCGAATATCATTAAGCATATCAAGACTAGAACCCTCAGGGAAGACAGAGCCAAGCATAGACCCTCTGGTGACGTTTGTCATCGCGCCGGCAAAGAGGTCCGTCATGTTTCCGCGAAAGGCTCCTAGGCGGTCCTGGGCGACCCTGAATGCCTTTGAGCCAGCACCCTGCGCAGTGGAAATTCGGAGTAGGTCATCATGAAGGGTTTTTACATTGCGAACGTACTGAGGAAAAATCTCAGTGGATGAACCATCTGCAGCACGAATAGAAGTCCCTTTCATGTTCTCTAGAATGTCTCCACCTGGTAGGAATACAGAGGAGGATCCACCAAAAGCTTTCTCTGCGGCGGCTTGCACCTGCCTGTTCCCAGTGAAGTCGAGCGCAAGACCATCAGGGCTTTGCCTAAGAAGTGCTTCTACGGCTGCTTCTCCACCACCGCCAGCGGTGACAGACTTAGTGAACTTCTCCCAGTTCATCAGCGTTGGTCCCTCAACGCCTAGCTTGTGTGCGGCTCTCACGTCACCAAGACTAGTGTGACCTATCATCGTTGACATAGTCTTAGATAGCCCGCTCGCGACAGACATGTCACGACCAATGTTCTCCTTGCGCGCCAGGAACGAAGTCATTACTTCGTTTACTTCATCTGCGTTCATACCCATAGTGTTTCGTAGGCGCTCTGCAAGGAACTTGAATGAGCGAGGCTCTATAGAACCTTTCGCCGCACCGTATGTTAGGTACGGTGTCGGCGCCGCTGTAAGGGAGCCCATCCCTATAACGGCCTTAGACTCAATGCCTTCCATAACGCCTGCTACCGCACCCTCCCCAAATGAACCTCGGATTGAGGCTTCGAGCCCAGAAGCGAATCCCTTTCCTGCGAATCTATTTCCTACAGCGTGAGCACCGCCTAAGACGGAGCCAGCCATTTGTGGAGAAATGTCATTCATGTATACCGCTGCAGACAATACTTCGGTAGCAAAACTAGTCGCACGCTGGAGCTTGAGGGCTTGTGTCAGAGGGGTCTTGGCTCCTCTAAGAGTCGCGGCATCTAAGCCTGCGCCTTTTGCGAACCAGGCATGTAGATCGTCAGCCCCACCCCTGGACCCCCAGGGCCCCAGGCCTAGCAGATCTAATCCACCAACCATCTGGTTAACAAGATTGTCAACAGACTTACGTAACATCGCGCCACTGGTGAAAAGTGTGCGATTCATATCCATCCCGGCTTCTCCAAATAGGGTCGCCGCAGTCATCCCACTACTACCTACAGGGATGCCTCTGAGCATCTTTCTAATGGCGCTTTCGTCTGCTTCAAGAGTTGTTCCCTTGAATAGGTCACCGAAGAGCTTAGTTCTCCCAGTGGAGAACTCAGCCTTTCCATGGATATGAATCTTGTGCTGCGGGTTCCTTCCGCCAGTCACACTTCCAGAAGCCCTGAGGTGCATACCGGTCATATCGGGATGAGCCTTGATGAAAGCTTCCCTACCTTGAGGACCCATTCCGAGCGCACCCTTATGACTTAGAATTTCAGCTCTAGTCAAATAGACACTCTCGCCCTTGCTTGTAGCATGGGTAATCCTGTTGAGTAGCTTACGAGAAGAGAGATTGTGTTCTTTTGGGTTTAACACAGTCTTAACATATGGTGAACTGATGTTAGTCCTACCAGGCATTATTGCTTCGCCTTCGCCAATTCCGAAACGAGTACTAGTCTTCTTCTCAGACATGTCAAAGAAGATAGCCTTGTTCATAGAACCCGAGACCATATCGTTGGCTACAGACATGTTTCCACCGTAGACCCTACGATCAGTTCGGCGCCCGACAGTAACGTTGGCTTGATTGTGGTGTGGGAAGATAAAGGTATCCCTTCCAAGCTGCTGGCCACGCCGAGCAGTTGTCAAAGAGGTTACCTGGGTTACTACTCCACCACCACGCATTGAGGAAGTATTGACACCCACGTTCATCGTGTCTCCGAACGGACCCCTGTTTACAGAAGGCTTCGATGACGGATGAAAGAATGAATCTTCTGGATGAAGGCTGGCGTCAGCAGCTAGCCAGGGCTGGAGATGGAAGGCCCTGTTTGAGTTAAGGGCTTCCATTCCGACAACGGTCATGTGCTGGCTACGAGTCCTGTATGCATTCAGTAGGTTTCGACCGTACTCATCATTCTGTAGGGCTGCCCGAGGTAGAGCTTCGCTAAACGAGAGGGTGTGCTCACCGAACGTCCTGGAGTCCAGCATCCCTAAGTTGCCACCAACCTTGTCCATCCGTTGCTCAAAATGGCGGACAAAGAATTCTTCTGTTCCAACGATTGAAGCTGTACCCATCTTGGGAAACATAAAGCTGGACTGGACTACGTCCTTGGTCAGGCGAACCCTCTCGCCATGAGCAGCAAGCTGAAGCTCATCCATCTTTCCCGCGATTCCTGGTGCATCACCGAATAGCGGTGTTGCCGCATAAGGTGTAGCTAAAGCTTCTCCCGAGCGAATAATTTTAAGAGCCTCCCCGGGTCGATTCTTGCCTCCCCAAGAGGCAAGTTCCAGCGGAACAGAGGTAATGAACTTGTTGCCTTTTCGAATCTGAGCATAGTATGATACTCCAACAGAGCCCTCTTTGACACTGACTAAAGAAACGCTACCACCCGCTCGCTGGGTGATATTGTTGATGCGCTCGTAGAAGTTTGTTGCAGCACTACCCAGTTCTGTAGCTGAAATTTTGTTATACCCCGCGCCACCCATGCCTTTCATACTTACAACAGGTGATGCGATCTGCGAACGAATGTCGAGAGCTGAATTCAATGAACGATTGAACTCGCGTCGTACTGACTCAGTGCTTGTCTCTCGGATAGTGCTTACAGCCTGCTCAATAAGCTTCTCACTGTTACGCAAAATATCATCGGACTCCGATTCCAGCATCTGGCCAAGGGACGTGCGGATACCTTCGAGTGCAGGGTCATTTCTTTGGAGATCTAAGTTGTCGATAGTCTCAAGTACGGATGTGATTACAGCTCGACGAGACTCAGCGCTCTCCGTGAGGATATCTTTAACGAACGTCCCTTTCGTTAGCTGCTCTCTAAAGCGCGCAGCCTGAGCATCCCGAGTGACAGCTTGCTCCTCGTGGATACGACGAAGGTTATCTCCAACAGAGATAGCCGTATTCTGGGCAGTGTTTGTCTTAAGATTGACAAGAGAGCTTGCATCGTTGGACTTAAGCGCACGCCAACCGTGCGCCACGCCGAACATCACTGGAGCTACACCTAGTGCCTGCTTCAGAATGTTCGAGGTTGACTCGATAGGAGTTCTCGTAATGAGACTCGCCGGTCCGTTGGTGTTGTCGTTTGCCATTACCTAAGCGCGTTCGCTATTCCTGAGAAGATATCGGTCTCTCTGTTATCGTTCCACTCGAACTGACCTCGGCTGCCTAGCCATGAGTTCGTACTGTGTACTGTCATCTGCGGACCTGTTCCGTTTCCACCGGGGTTAGCTAATCTATAAATAGCACCTTCGATGTATGTACGTCCAGGAGAGAAGGGGCTCTGCATAAGGAACTCATCGGAGCCCTCTAGGTAAGGCTTGCGAACCATTTGGCGCTCCTGGCTCTCCCACATATCGTACTCGTGGATATCCTTACCCAATGTACTAATGTACTTCATCTTAACATCGTCTAGGGATACATCCTGGTGCCATCCGATCCAATCGTCATGAGGCATCGGGTCCATCATCAACTCAGCATACTTCTGACTTAAGAACTGCTCATCAAGCTGTCGTTGAGCGTACGGAGACATTGTTGGGTCACCAGCATCTAGTCGATTCCATACGCTCTCGTAAAGAGCTGCCTGATCCCCTGGTACCATCTCAAGGATGCGCTTTCGGTCACTACCAGCCGCATAGGCAAAGGAGTCAAAGAACTTCTTCTCTGAATCAGGCAGCGCCTTGTAGATACCTAGAGGATTACCCTGAGGGTTCACACCATAGCGAGTTTCGCTAGCCTGCCTTAAAAGCGCTCGCTTCCCGGCCTTGTCCCCCATTGCTCCAGCCTGGTTGGCTGCAGCCATAGTCTTTGCGAACTGGAGCTTGTCGAAGTACTCACCGACATCATCGGAGTCTTTTCTCCACGCAGGCTTGCCATCCCAGCCCAAGAAATTCGCAGCGCTGTGAGCAGCTGGTCTAAACCAATCTCGAATTGGCTCGTCCCAGAAAGCTAAAGGGGTACCATATAGGCGCTCATATTCGTACTGCTCGATAGCTGAACGATTACTCAGGAACTTCTGAACAGGTCTGAAGCCCATTAGGGTCATGTACTCTACTGGTGCAGTGATACCTCTAAGGGTCTCTTGCGCATCGAACCAAAGCGGCTGTGTAATTCTAGACAAGGGGGTGATGATTGCAGCAGAGTCTGCCTGCTGCCAATTCATCTGGATCTGCTTCTCGTTAAGCATTCGATCCACACCGTCCATATACCTATTTACTTCAGCAGAAGTCTTTCCGGCTGCACGATTCTGATATAGGCCTTCGCGGGTCTTGAAGAACTCGCTAGAAGTTGGAGCAATATCAGCAAGGATTGCGTACCTATGGATTAGCGGGTATGCCTCTGGGCGCAACCCGGCAAGTTCTGGGTGTAGCGACTGATAACCAGCTCCCGGAAGACGTACGTCTCCATGCTCTACGCTGCGATATGGGTCTCCGTAATGGAAGCGCGACGGGATCCAAGAAGGCATAGCATTGAGAATCGGGTTTCTCTGCTCAATCTCTGACCTGCGGCGAGGGACAAAGCGTCTCAACGCCTCAGTGGTGCCAAATAGACCGCCAAGCGCCATATCCCAATAAGACTCAACCGGAGATGTCATTTGTGCAGCTGATGCCAGCACAGGGGTTTGAGCACCGAACGTGGCCGACCCAGTAATCGCTGCAGTCATAACGTTCTTGAACCAACCTGTCATACCTTCAAGTTCTCTAAACTGATAGTTCAAAGAACCAGCAAGGAAGCCGGGGGCGCCACTGGTAGTAGGCGTACCTGGGCCGAGCCCGCCGAGGTTGTAGCTTGGTTCACCGGGCATGGGCCTGGATGCAAACTGTAGTTCACCATCAGGTCCTTCTCGAACCCAATCGGAAACATGCATCAGTCGGGATGGCTTAATAAGCCTCCCGACGGTAGACGAAAGCAGTCCTCCAATTACTGGAACATTCTCAAATGCTGCCATTGAAATCGGGTAAGGACGGTCGTAGTATTGCTGCCTCTCCAAATCGTAGGTGAAGTTCTTAATCCAGAACTTACGCATTGGAGAAATCTTGTCCTCGTCTTCACCCCAAACAGCTTTCTGCTTACTGCGGTTCATCATGAGCGTGTACTCAGAGGGGCGATGATAATCTACGCCAAGGCCTTCGAACGGCGTACCGCCGCCTTCCCACCATCTTGACTTACCTACAGCTACCTGCTGGCGTCCAGAGTAGATATTAATCTTCTCGCCGGGCCCCTGGAGGGAGCCGAATACGCCCTTAGTTAGAACTGCATGGGCAGCAAAACCAGTACCGAAGAGCATACCCAGTCTTCCAAGACGGGTATTAAATCCCATCCCAGAGATAGCCTCTTTGTAAGCTTTCTCATCTAGAGAAGCTCCAAAGAATGCGTGATAAGCCTTTGCCCCTGTTGCTTCAAGCGTTCGCATTGCTCCAGCGCCGAAACCGGCACCAGACGGATATCTACGATTAATTGCTTCTAGCCTGGTAATTAGGGACTGGTTAACCCCAGTTTTGCGGACTTCCTGAAGTTTAGTTTCCTCTGCCAGCTCCCAAAGCTGGGAGAGTTTATTTGCGAGCTGTCGCTGACTATCTAGACCGTCGGACGCGGCAGCCCACTGCAAGCCAGCAAGATATCTTCGATGCTTGATAAACTCTGGGCCACGACTTCTCGCAATATTCTCATAGTAGTCAAACCCTAGTTGGGTCTGAGCCATAGTCTCTACTGAGCGATAGAAGTGTGAACGAATAGATCTTGTAGGTGGTACCTGCCCTGCAACTTCCGACATATTGATGCCGATTCGGTTGCGCAAGCTACTCGGAAGCATGCCATTCCAGCCATACTTGCTCTTAGCAATCTTGCCAGGAAGACTTCCGTGAGACAGGACTGCAACGCCGATACCTGTAAGCGCTCCAGTCTTCCAGTCACTAATTCCTGGGAAAAGCCCTTCGACAACCCTTCTGTACGCACTAGTACCAGTTATCGCACCAATGCCAGAGCTAGCAACGTCCAAGTTCACTGCAGTTGTAGCAATTCCAGGAATAACACCTTCGTCAAATCCTGGGAGAATCATTTGCCCAGCGAAAGAGGCCAGGCCTGCCATCATGGCAGCCTGTGGACCCTTGGCAAATCTACTCACTACTCCTGAGACTCCAAGAGAGGTTAGACCTGACATTGCCAGGTGGCCAGGTAGTCCACCCTGGCGTCGAGCCCAATCTGTCTGAGAAAGACCGACACCTAAGGCACCTACAGCTCCAGCCTTTACGCCGAATCTCATGAACATTGAGTGCGCTGGGCCAGAGCGAATCTTCATAGAGAAGCCCATCTTCTTCTGAAGCGCGCTGTCTACGTCTCTAACAAAAGGGATCTGCTCCATTGTTCCCTGGAGCAAGCGATTTAAACGCTCCATGCCTGAGGCAAATGGAGCTAGCGGCAAGGTGCTACGCCGCCCGATATCCGCGATAGTCCCAGCAGGGCCAGAGATCGAAGGAACTGGGAAATGTGTTGCTGGGTTGTAACGGCCTCCAGCCCCCATCGTCTCCTGAGCGAAGAATTGATCCGGCCTAAAGCCGTCAATCTCCGTCATCCCTAACTGCTGAAGAACTCCATACGCAGCTGTGTTCATTCCCTTATTGCGGGTGAACAAGTGCTCGTCTCCAAGAGTTCTCTCGAAGAGGCTAATTGAGTCAGACAGTAGGTGAGACTTGCTACCAGTCTTTAGATATAGGGAGCCTCGCCCGCTAGTAGAACCTTGGGCTCTCTCGAAAACAAGGGAGTCGGGTCCACCTGCAACTGGAAAAGATCCCTTACCAGCAAGCCCTAGCTTGCTTAGGTCTTGCCCAGTGATTCTCTCTAGGTAATCTAGGCTAAGGCCACCCTTACCCTGTAAAAAGGTCTTGTCCCACGAGCGCTGGTATACCTCGGCGCCACTTCCGGTAACAGACCGAGCTAGCCTCATCCCCTGCGCCGGAGCAGAAGTGAACGGAGACATCCATTCCGCTGCGCGGAAGGTGTTTGCAATACTAAATGGGGATAGGTTTCCAGCCAACCTTGCATTGGCTTGGAGAGAGTCAAAGAGGCTGTAGCCGCCTCCGATGCCTGCACTAGCAGCAGCTACACCGCCACCAATACCGAGGCCAACAGCGATTGCGAGGTTACTCGCTCGCTCGCCTCCTGGAAGATAAGGCTCTGCGGGATTAGATGTCCAGACTGTGGGACGCTGCTGATGCGGGCTGTACATCTAGAGTCTCCTACAGTGCTCTTCTACGCCTAGAAAGCTCCTGGACTTGCTGTTTCGTTAGAGTGGAACTTCGGTGCCCATTCTCTTCTATGAGGTGCGGGCCCATAGCTTTCTGAATAGCTCTGTTATCAGCATTGAAATCAACAGGCCCCTTGTTCTTCTTCTTTGCCTTCATTTCAGCCATCTCTTCAGGAGTTTTAATATCCTTGAGCTGCATACGCTGGAATTCTGGGTTTTGAAGACCAAGAATATTCTCTGCAATTGTAAACTTTTCTAGAAGCTCGGGGCGAGTCCATGCGCCCATATCTTCTAGAGAATAAGCAGAGAAAGCCATATTAATTACGGCCATCATGTGGTTCAAAACAGTGTCAGGTGGATTCGACTGTCGAGCAATCTTGATATCTTGCTTGAGGGTATCCTGCTCACAATCCCCAGAGAGCCACATCACCAACTGCCCAACAGAGACAGTTACTCCTGCGGGTAGCTCTTTAGAGATAAGCGAAGCAGTCCCCAAGTAGCACCGATTAAACACTTCCTCCGCAAGCACGAGAGGGGGCAATACGCCCCCGTCTCGTAGCTTAACGAAAACCTTGTATTCCTTCATCGTCAAAAGACGATATGAGAAAGAGATACCCAGTTCGGGGAAGGTGGTTCGGTATAGGCGACCGCCAGACTCTACTAGCGTGTCGATATCCACCACAACCTCTTATAGCTGAGTAGTTAGAAGCATCGCCTGCTGAGCGTTGAGGAAGTATGAGTTCAGCATAATGACCTCGTAAAGACTCGGAACAACACCCGCCCTTGAGTTAATGAAAAACTCGATAGGTAGGCGCGGCCAAATCATTGCGTGCTGCACAATCTTCTCGGCCATCTTGTCCTGCATCGCCTGGTTTCCACCCTGCTGTGCAATCTGCTCGGCCATCTGCTGAATCTGCTGCCACTGCCCTCGCTTCAGGTGAGTGAAGATATAGACATCGCCCTCTCCGAAGGCAATACAATGGACCGCATTAGCTCCATACTGACGCTTCCAGGCATCAATCTGCGCCTGTCCTGGGGCTCCAGGAGTGTTACTCAGAATCTCTAGAATCTGATTATGCATTGAGGGGGCTAGAACTTCTTCAGCTGCTGGAGCCTGCTGATCGAGTTCTGCCTGAAGAGCATCAAGCTCTTGACCTAGATCGGACACTGGTGCCTCCTGTACTGCCGCCGCCTGCTCTCTGCGCTTAGCCCTGGGTACCAGAGCCTTGGGAGGCGCTGAAGGGCGAGCAGAGGCTGAAGGGACAGGACGCTTCTTAACCTGCTTGGGTAGTTTGAGTGTTGGTCGAACCGGAACCGGGACTTCGTACTCCACGGCTTCTGGCTGGACTGGCGCTTCTGGCGACCAGTCCTCTGTTGACAGATCGTCGGCAAACGAATCTGCAAGCTGATCTAGTCCACTAAGGATCTGACCAGCTGAGGGGGCCTCGCTATTAAGCGCGGCGAACTCTTCCTCGGAAAGAGCGCCGCCGACTGCTAGGTGGGACGGCGTGGCTTCCATTCGGATATTTCTTGACATATTAAACTAAAGCTCCTTGGGCTCTTCTTACATCTTTGGTTGTAAGCGTTCTTGCAAAAAATGAATACTCTTCTACGATAACATGCTCATTGATTTCAATGGCCTGCCCCCTGCCCACGATGAAGGCTGAGTTGATTAAGACTTCGTAGAAATCAGCATAGTGGATTCTAATATCGAAGGGGCCCAGAAGTCCAACGTCTTTAGCTCCGGAAGTTGCAATGCCAAGTTGCTGGGGTGTTGAAGGGCCCCAGATATCTGACTCAAGCAAGCCTCTAACCCTGGAAAGCTGGGCTGGGTCATTTACGTCTACGTCTTGGATTACTTCCGCTGCACTTCGTGCGACTGGGTTAAAAGTAGCGCCCTCTGGCTTCTCCTGCCATGGGTTTCCCACTGACGCTAACTCAAACTCGGTTAAAGGTTTACCCCCGGTCTTTCTTCCTTGCTTCACAGCATACCACAAGTAGTCTGGGTGAACGAAATTGATTACAAAGGAGCCCTGAATAAGCACCTGCCCCGGTGCGACGGCGTCAAACAATCTAGAGTTATACCCATAGATTGGAATCGCAGAGTCAATAAGGTTGAACTGGATAGCGCCAACCTCTAACGAGGGTTGGCCGTCAAAAGTGACCACAGTGTTAGCGCCACTGAAATACTCATATGAATAGAAAGACACGATAACTCCTGTTTACTTGCCCCAGATTTCAGGGCCTGTTGCGCCAGGCCTTACCGAGTTCTGACCCCAAATTGAATCAGAGTCACCTACAGCTTCAATTGAAACAGAAGTCCCTCCCTCGGACAGAACCTGAGTTTCGTCTCTAGCTCCACCCATTGCTGGAGAGCCAGCTTCAAAGGAAATGCGATCTAACTCATAGGCTAGAGCTGCTTCCCTTTTCATAACCGAATCTTCAATACTAGAGTCCTGGAAGTTTTGGTCCCCACCTTGGGCAAGCTCTCTTGCAATCTGATCTGGAACTACAGGGCTGAAAGCTGCAAAGTCTTTAATGTCTCTACAAACAAAGTTGAATGTCATTTCGCTTACCACGTCATTTACAGACGTAACTAACCCCTGATCGAAAAGCTCAACACCTTGTAGTAGGAGGCATGCCGTAGCGCTACGAAACCGCGTCTCTGGACGACTAAGGACTGCACCGGGATTCTCGCCAAAAGCTGGTCTCGATTCTTCCACTCTCGCCGGCGATACAGTCTCTAGGTGGGCAACCTCTGTCGTATAGACGAGAAGAAAGTCGAAAGGAGAGAGCATTGTGGCAACTTTGCCAGAATGAAGTACTTCGTCTAAGAAGAGTCCATCCCGAACAACTCGGTCCCCAGTCCGGGAGAAAGAGTTTGGTGGCGTCAACGGGTGACCCACACCCTTGTCGCCCATATCTACACTCCACTCACTGCCACGCCTATAAGCTTGAGGATCGGAGGGGTTTACATGCTCGGTTGTGCCAAACCTGCTGTTAAGCCTGTTCCTCGATCCGTACAATACGTCATCTGCTAGAAGCATGCGCAGCGGGTGGTCATCGATAACCGTAAAAATCATAGAGCCAGCAACCATACGCACCGAGCGAGAGAAGCCCTTGACAGCTCTATACCCTAGCGCTCTAGCCGTACCTCTGGGCTCGTGGATAGAGAAAGAGATAGTGTGAAGAGACTCAAGAAATCGAGGATTACTGAAATTGCCTCGACCCGGAGGCGCATAAGGGTCTACAGGAAGCCAAGCGTAAGCTCTGGCATCGGCACCTGAGAAAGCATAGCGCTGCGAATGGTTGGCGCTGCCTACTAGCGGAGAGGACCCGATGGTCTGATTTGTCATTACCTTTTCCTAAAAAGAATGGCGGAGAGCAACTAGGCTCCCCGCCATTCTATCAATAGGGGTTCTGATTAGCTAGGACTTAAACAGTTGTGAACTGCCCGTTGTTCTGGCTAAGGTCCCACGAACCTAGAGAGCGCCATGGGAGAATCGTCCGACACACATATGTCATCTGGTTCTCAATGACGATATCGTCGATGCTGAAACCAGAACCTTCGTTCAGAATTTCTACACCGTAGATTCGCATAGTCGCCGCCTTACCATACTCATTCGCAGCAATAACTACGATGTCGAACGGTGGTACCTGGTCTACATACCAAGGAGCACGAACTGTGAAGTTGTCTCCGAGGTCACCAGGATTGAACGGCGCTGTGGATACTCCGGTTAGGTCGCCTACGGCGCCCGAACCTGGGAGTGGGGTTGCGTTGTTGGGATCGTTGGGATCTGGGTAGATCTCATCGTTGTCGGCTACGAAGTTAGTCTGCGCGAATGCAGTATCGAGAATCAGGTGCTGATCAAGCAATAGCGAGATCATGGTTCCTGCGATACCACGCTTTCCACGAGAGAAACTTAGAGGGTCAACACGTCCCATGACGTAGATAGGAGCCTTCTCACGCTGAACAGCATAAGAGAGCGCCTGGAGCTGACCAACGGGCTCGCCGTTAATCACCGCACGAATATCTACTCCTGAGTAAGACGTGAAGTGACGACTTAGCTCGGTTGAGTCAGAAGGTACGTTTGGTCCAAATGTACTAGGCATTATCTATCTCCTTACCCTAGCTCGGATGCTTCCGCAGCGAGCGAAGTTTCGACCGTAATTCTCTCGATTGAGAAAGGTGGAATCATCGTTAGGGCTACAGTGAGCCTACCGATAACCTTGTCCGATCGCGTGTAACGTAGCCTTGCGACTGCACCACCGTTGAAGCCGAGCTGACGCTCAGCCTTAAGGAAGCCGTCGATTGCTGTCTGTAGAGACAGCAGCTGCGTACTACTAAATGGCTTACCAATGTAGCCTCGGCAGATTCTTCGGATTCCCTCAAGCTCACGGTTCACAGAGCGAATCGTTGAGATGCGAGTCCAATCAGAACCAGGATGTGCAGCAGTCTTTGAGTTAACGATAACTGGACCCACACCGTCTACCTGCTGTACACCGATGAATCGGAATCCAGCAAGGTCGTTCTGCAGAGTAATAGGTACTCGAACTGGGCTTACAATCGCAGTCATAAGACCGTTCTGCTCACCAATTGGCTCAAGGTTCTCTGCAAGTGTGGTTAGCTTACCTGCGAACGCTGCTTCGAAACTTCCTCGGTAGGTACCGAAGGAGTTTACATGGACAGGGTGCTCGTAGGTGATGAAGATATGCTTACCGATATCTACCGGCATACCATTCAGGTCTTCATCTTCGTCGCCATCGTCAATGCCGTATGGGCGGCTGTTGTTCGGAAGATCGTCACCAACAGTCTTGATGAATCCACCATAAGCGAGACCGTTAGAGGCAGCGCCATTGACGAGCTGCTCGTAACGATAACCCGCTGCACCAGTCATGAATGGGTCTCCAAGAAGCCCCACACCCTCGTCGGCGCTTGAGTTAATTCCGTCAACACCGCTGAAGTCCGTGAATACAGGACGCTCACCAACCCACCCAGCTACGTCAAGGCGGGAGAACCCGTCAGGAGGCAGAGTGGAAACAACACCAATCATGGTACGCCAGCTTGTGCTTGCCCACTCAAGGAAGGATGCTAGAGAGTGCGCAAAGTTAACCTCGCGAAGCTCTGCAACGGCGCCAGCCTGGAAGCGAGTATGCACTACGGCAGGGACGTCGTCGCCAGTTAGGTCTGCATGAGAAAGGTATGAGCCCGCAGGGAGATCAAACAACTCTGGGCCGTCCGGGGACATAGTTCCTGCAGAAGCAGAAGTAATAGTTGCCAGAGCGGTTGCAGGTCCAGAAAGGTTGAATCGTGTTTCAATCTGGTCGTCAGTTGAAACACCAGCCTCAATCTGGATTGAGATCGCGTTACCCACAACACTTACTACCTCTGCACCAGCGGTACCGCCACCAGTGAATTCGATGCTTACAACCTCTCCCGCAGGGCCAGTAGCGACGGCGGTAAAGGTGTTGGTACCGGTATCAGTGATAACAGCAGTAGCATTAGTAGCTGTAAACAGTGTCGCTGTTGGCGACATGTAGACGAACTTCTTACCTCGGTAAGTAAGCTCCCAAGCATAACCTAGGGCATCTCCCGCGCTCCCCGGTACTGGTACCGAGGTGTTGCCAGAAACAACATACGAAGGCGTATCGCCTCGCGACACGTTCGGATCGTCTAGGTGAATACCAGCGGGCACCACAATGTCGGCATCGCGGTGATCAAGTAGGTGGTAAGCTACCTCTAGCGCAGCAAAGCGCTCAGGTAGCGACGGGTCTGTACCGTCGGCGCCGTTTGTCTTTGTCAGGGCAACAGATACAGCAGTCGCAGCGACGTCAGCCGTGAAACTACCCGTTACCATGTCAAGAAGCGTAAGTGCGTTGTCCGGGTCAGTGATATCGTTCAGCGCAAACAGGTCAAGACCATTGAGTGTGACATCAATAATGCCAGTATCAATGATCGGGATGCCGTCAATAGTTGCCTCTTCTGAATCGTAAACAAACTGACTCTCTAGCTTGTCGTAAACAAGGATACGAAGAGTATCGTTGGTTGCGTCGTCGTTAGTGTCAATCGGCTCTAGAATTAGAGCGTACCTACTCAGAATTTCCGCATCGCGGAATTCTGGAGTAATCTGGAGTGTACCGCCGACGTTATCAGTAAGTAATACTGTGCCCTGGCTTCCACCGATTCGCATAAGGAAAATGTTGTCAGCACCCTGAGCGCGGACCTCGTGGTACTTTCTGTACATCTCTGATGATGCACCGAATTCTGTACGTACTTCACCAGAAGAGAGCCCACGAAATAGTTCGTAGGAAAGCCCACTGGGTGCGGTGCCGAGAATCAGGACTCGGGGCTGCGCCGATCCCGTGTCGGTAACAAGATTACCGTCCAGGTACACAGCGCCAACGCCTGGGATATTTTCATATGGCATTGAAACCTCCGTTGTTAATCACAATAGCTTGCAGGCAAGCTGGTTGGTCTGTAATTGGCTAGAGGGAGTTCACCTACCAAGGCATTGCCCTCAAGCACCACGTTTTTAATCTTCGGGTGCGCTTTCACGAAGAATTCTCTAAACCGAACCGTGAAGTTAATCGGCCTATAGAACAGACGCTGACCTTGAGAAGTAAAGTAAGTGTCGGGTCCTCGATCCTTAAAAAAGAACTTCTCTACGCCTCGACTCTCAAAGACCCACGAATGGGTTACAAAAAGTTGTTCTAGCCATAGAGCGGTTCTATTCGCATCCTTATTAGTTTTAGCCCAACAAGTAAACTCAATCAAGTGATCTAGTGGGCGTGACTCAATTTCTACTACCTTATTGGGGTAGTGAGGGCTACTCTCGTACCGCTCATGAAGGCTTCTTCTCTGCGGGCGTCCAGTACCTTTTGCATTCATCTTTGCAGGCTCTCGTCTCAGTAATCTGAAAGCGATAACCTCGTCTCCGTAGGAGTCGAATGGATCCGGTGGATACTCTTCAACCAGCGTTACCCTCTTACTCTCTTCCTTGTCTTCCTGCGCAACTTGAATCAGCTCTGCTGCCAAGGAAAAGAAACGCGGCAAACTCATTGACTGCTGAGTGGTCAATAACCTCTCAACATTTGTATTCCAAGGGCTACTAGTAGAACCCCAGGGGCTATGAATCTCAGTAGGAAGCTCCCATTGAGACTTAATGCTGTCGCCATCAAGCAGATGAACCGTGAATGTCTCCTTAGCTTCCTCTAGCCTTTCGACAGGCACGTCTTCAACAAGCGTGGAGACTTCGGGATCTACGTTTGACATTACGGCTCCAACCTAATGGAATCTTCTTCTCTGCAGTAAACTGCAATAAACTCTAACCTTCCAAAATCAGCACGACGCTCATCGATTGTCTGCGGCTTATAGATGGCCTTTCGTTTGTATGGTACTACTGCGTCCCCTTCGACATCAAGCAATAGTTCAACGATCTTGTCATCGTAGCGAATGATTGTGTCGTATCTGAAGTAAAAAACCTTGTAATCGGTGCGCAGTGTACCGGGGGTGAGCTTCATTACTCTATTAGCCATGCCGCCATCAGCACCTACATATGTCTCGTATGTGGTCGCAAAAGACTCATCCCAGAAAAAGCCCTCACCTAGGCAGAACGGACAGTCCTTCTCAGTATCAGGCTCGTGGGTAAGCTCATCCTTACAAGGGCAAGGGATTTTGGCACCATCGTCATCTCTTTGCATAATGCGAAGAAGTACAGGCTTCCCATGAGGAAGACTGTTTGGACCTCCAAAAAGAATCTGATCGAACTCCTCACGCAAATCAATTTCACGACGACCGCCTGTCTGGCGGTTCGTCGCATTGCGACCTGCCGGATATAGTTTACGTGGAGAGGCCATTAGGGCAGCCTATCGTTTCCAGAGAGGGCAGCTGGGATCGATCTCTCAATCACTGCGCGGGTTGGGCCGTCAGCGTGACCATGCCTAAAGCGTCTGAATCCTCTTGGACGAACCTTTGTGTTCTGATTAGGCACAGCATATGGGAACTGGTCAGAGTTAAACCAAAGTCTTCCAATTGGCCTACGGTCAGGGTCGTAGAGACCCTTCACGGCGAAGCTTGGGTTAAAGCCCTGGCCAGGAGTAATGCAGCCGCCAGAGTTGACAACTCGGAGCCACTCTCTTCGAAGCTCCTTGAGTTCGTCAAGGATACCCTTGAAGTCAGTGTTGTTCTGGATCATCAAGTCTGCGAGACGCTTAGTTTTTGGTCCCGCGCCAGCTGGTAAGAGCAGAAGCTTAATCATAGCGTCATAAGTAACGAACTTGGTCTTCGCTACAGCTAATCGCTGAGAGCATTTGCCTCCACCGTTGGGTGCGTACTGGTCAGCCTCAATTGAAGACCAATGAATCATCAGGCAGAGGGTGTCGTCGGGAATACCGTCGAGCCACGGACCCGCCTCCAATCGTACCAGATCTGTCGAAGCGTAGAGAGGGTTGTAGACAGTGCTGAAGGTTAGGATTACATCCTCGCCAAGAGTGTCACCACTTACCGAACCTGCAAGACTCTCATCTAGTGTAATTACGATAAGCTGATTGTAGTCAAGACTCTGCTGACTCCAACTACCACCAGTCACAACTTCCGTAGACAAGATTCTTGAAACCATGGTTGTCTGGATATCCCCTACCCAAACATCATGCCAGGTGCCAGCGGGCCCACCGCCTGGCACAGTCCACACGTACTCATAAAAGCCTGTATCAATATTAGTAATGCTGTCCGGAGCAACAGTTACAGTGGCTCCAGAAAAATCATCAGCATTGACAGCCGCCTGGACTGTATCGAGATCTGAACTGGAATCATAGAGATACAACTCTAGAGTTCCTGAATCAACATTTACAGGCTCCCCACATGCATCTAGGAAGATGACTCGGAGAGTGATAGCTTGACCTGCCGGAACACATGTTCTTTCGAACGCCATGTCAGTCTCCTTAGATTTCGATAGTTAGGACATCGTCAACCACTGTAAGCTTCTTAAAAAGCTCTACTGGCTGACCAGTCTTCGTTACAGAAGGTCCCGTGAAGGCTCCGCTCGCTGAGTGAGCCTCTACAGTTACGGTATCCTGGGTCACTGTTGCTGGATCCAGGTCCTCGCTAAAGGTAATAGTGATGGTCCTTGTGGTTAAGGGAAGGTTAAAATCCCTGTCAGGAGGATCGCTATCTATAACAGTAAGTGCGCCACTCGGAGAAGTGAGGCCTGTAAGACCGCCAATGACAGAAGTACTTGCTGACGAAGGAACCGACTGGATGGAGCCGGTTCCAGTAGTGAAGCTAAACGAATATGAAGCCGCTAGATAAACTAGCGGCTCTACTGCGAATACGTACTCATCATTAAGCAGGAACCCAGAACCAGTAGCTCTTAACTGCAGTCCACTATCAAGGCGTCTAAAGCGCCTTGATGTGAGCTTGCCAGTTGTAGCAGAAGGCTCGCCAAGAGAATCAAACCACCACTTATATTTAGCAGTGCCGATATCTCCAGCGAGAGTAATCTTCACATGAACTTCGTCTGAAACGGAGCCGAGGTACTGGCCAGCGGGAACAAGGTCTCCAGTAGTACTGGTTACGCTAGCCTCGTCTATGTCGAAGATTGTTCTCTGGGAAACGCCCCTATCGTCACCAACCTCTGCCTTGCCGATAATATATACGGTGTAGTTGGTATCTGCCGCTAAAGGCGCCTTCGGGGTTACAACGAGTTTTTGGGAGTAGGGACCTGCGGTTTCGTCAGCCTGACCTAGCACTGGATCAATATCGACCTCAGCGCCAAGGCCGTCAACGTAAACCACCTTGTAATCCGCAGGCACCGTACCTGTGAATCCAGGGGATTTTAGAAAATAAGAGTTCTCTCCCGTGTCCTGATCGATCCAAATAGCCTGGTCTGGACCACTGGTCTGATCGAAGTCGGGGCCGTAGATAACTACGTTAGAGATTGCTGAAGTTAGGTCAATGCCAACATCGAACGTAATCTCAATATCAGCTCGGACGGGTATCCCCGTCGCTAGGTCGTTCGGATAGACCGCTGTTACTGTTGGTGCTGGCATCAGGCTCCTCCGGCTTAAAAGGCTTGATTTGGATGGTTACGAATTCGCCATCTTCTTCGAACTCAGCGAATGCAGGCAAAGAGACAGGTCTTCCAGCTGCGAGGTCTTCTTTTTGTCCCTCGTCAAGATTAGCACGCCAACTCATAGGTTCTCCAGGATAAAGTAAAAGGGGTGAGGCCCCGAAAGACCTCACCCCTCAAAGTTTACCAGAGTTGCGCTTTGATTACACTACAGGAGTAGCTGGGTCAATCGCAGCAGCAGTCACAGCCGCAGCCTGAACAGTACCGTTGAAGAAGTTCTCCTCAAGAGCAACGTTCTTGAATACGCCAACGCCCTGGCCTTCGTGTGCAACGGCGAAGCCGTAGCGCTCACGAATCTTGACCTTGACAGTCTCAACACTCTCGTCCCGCCACTCAACGGTGGTCGGGTCCTCGTCCACGAGGTAGAAGCCTACGTTTCCTTCGGATAGAAGGAAGATATCACCGAGGTTGCTCTCGGGATCGTAAGTCACCAGTGGGGAGGTGATGATGTTGAGGTTGATGCCAGCGTAAGAAGGCATACGGAAGGCGGAGTTAGCGCGGTTGCTACGCTCCGCAAGAGCCGTCGGAGTGTCGCCGGACGGAGTACCGCCTGGAACAATTCTCTGACCTCTAGATGGACCCTGTCCACCCATAGCTCCGTTACTCCAGCCAGCCTGCGGACCGGGGTTGCCGGACCATCCACCGAAGTAGCTTCCGCCACCATGGTTGATGAGCATCGCTCGCATAACCGGGTCCTGAACAAACTTGTAGAAGAACAGTGGGTTCATAAGAAGAGTCGTAGCCGTGAAGCCCTCCTCTGACATATGAGCCATCGCTCGTAGCAGGTCGTCCATTCGCATAGAA